TCACAGGCGCAGCTCCGTGAGCACCTCGGCGGAAGGTCTCCACCAACCGCGAGCGCCCTTGGCAGGGACAGTGCGCGCGAGCGGGCGAGGCTCACGCACGAGAACAGCGAGCGACTCAGGCACGTACCACGGCGACTCAGGTGCATGCTCGGGACGCCGATACCCCGTGACCTCAATGCTGCCGACGATGTGACCGCGCAGGGCGTCGAGCTGGCTTGTGCTGACGTGAGGAGCGCCCTGCAGCGCGCCGCTCTGGCGCATGCACTCGTAGACGCTGCTGAACTCCAAGTAGAGCTCCGCCAAGCGAGACTCTGCGCCCAAGTGCGGCCAAAGGCTGGCGTGCACCCAGACTCTGCCGGTGACGGTCTTTGGGAACGTCAGGCCACGGTTCTCGACGTCCTTACCGGCGTGCATGAGCGCCCACGCCCACGGGGCGTAGAGCGAGATCGCAAACTCCGGCTCAGTAGAGGTTCTCACTGAAGAGCCTCCTGTCGTCGCCGCCGCAACGGTGCACACGCTGACCGTTCTGCAGGGCCAGCGCGAGCGCTTCCTCTCGCGTCATGAACTGGTTCCACTGGTCGACAAAGCCCTGCTGCCAGCCGTTCGGGTCGCCGAGCTCGAGCAGGCCGTCGCGCGTGAGCAGGTGAGCGAGCGCAAAGCAGTGATGGTGCCGAGGGCCACAGAGCACGACAGCGCCGCTTCGGATGGCCGCGCACACCACGCGGCGCCCACTCTGCTCGGCGGTTGCGGTCATCTCGCGTAGGGCCTCGCGCAACCGTGAGTGGCCAGAACGAAACCCTCCGAAAGGGCGGAGAGCGTCAGGCCGTCTGCCGCCCAGCGATGAAAGGTGCAGTTGCTGGGCGTCAGCGCTTGAAAGGCTTCGAAGTCGAGGTCCTCGAGGTTCCAAGCGTTGGCAGCGCTCACTTCGTAGACGATGAGGTTGTGCCCATCGTTGGCGCCCATGATGAACATCCGCCTGCCGTCCGCCGACCAGTCGATGCTTTCGGCACCGTCTTCCTCCGAGGAGATGTCCAGCGTCACGGTGTCGTAGGTGGCCGTGCTGACGTCCCACGCGGTGGCGAGCGTGTACTGGTAGACCGCGGCGTCGGCGAGCACGTACATCCGGAGGCCGTCCGGGCGAAACGCGACGTCTTGGGGGTTGGCCACTTGTGCGCTCACGTCGACGCTGAGCTCAGCGAAGGTCGCGGTGGCAAGATCCCACGCGGTGGCAAGCGTGTACTGGTAGATGTTGCCCGTGCCGCACTGGAAGAAAGCGAGCCCGTCCGGCTTGAAGTGGAAAGCGCGCGCGTCCGCGACTTCCTCCGACAGGTCGAGCGTGACACCGTCGGCCGTCAGCGACGTCTCGACGTGCGGCGTCGCCGCCGTGTGCTGATGCAGCACGTCATCGTTGTCGCGCCGGTAGAACTTCCGCCCGTCCGGCGACCACTCAAAGGCGGCCACTTCGCCTCCGTCGAACACCTTCCGGCCGAGCTCCGTCGCGAGCTCGTACTGGTATGGCTTCCAGTAGATCTGCCGCGCGGTACCGAAGCCGACCTGGGCTTGCAGGTGGTCGGTCCGCTGCTCCAGGTCGACGATCGGCTGATTCAGCGGCGCGTCGTTGTCACCGCCAAGTAGGCGCGTGCTCTCCAGGATCTTGCGAATAGTTGGCCAAACCATGCTGCCCTCACAAAGTGAACATCACATCGAAGCGGACGCCAGCCGCGCCCGACGCGGCACCGCCCAGCGTGCCGGGATTGATGAAGAGTCGATTGCTGTCCAGGTACCCGAACTCCGCCAGAAACGTCGAGCCGTCCGCCAGTCGCATCGCGGCGCTGCCCATCACAGACTGCGGGCCAAGGCCGATGAAGCCACCGAGAGCAAAGAACTTCGCCCCGGACCCCGTCAGCTCAACATCGCAGCGACCCGCGATGCGCACGAGGTTGCCGATCTTCCAGCGCAGCATGGCGGTGGCGGTGCTCGTCACCGTCAGATTCGCCTCCGCCGTCACCGTGCCGATCGCGACCGCGCCGGACTCGAGCAGGGGTGAGTAGAACGCGATGTCGCGCGCGAAGATGCCAGCTATGTGCTCCGCGCTCGTGCCAGCGATTGCCGCGACGTGCTCCGCCGAGAGCAAGGCGATCTGCGCTGCCTGCGCCGGCGTGATCCCGAGCACCTTCTTGCCCGTCGGTGACATGAGGTCACCGTTCTCGTCCACTCTCCAGTGCGGTGTCAGCATCAGCTCAGCTCCAGGAACCCATCGTCATCGGTCACCACGAACGCGCCCCCGCCGATCGTCAGGAAGCCGGTGCCGCCGGGGAAGATCCCCGCGTCGTCCGGCGGTGCCTCGAGCTGACTCACGAGGGCGAAAGCGCCGCCGAAGTATTGCATCCGCACCCCGTCCAGATCCTCGAGCTCGACGTCAAGCGTGGCCGTCACCGTGTAGCCGTCGAGCGCCACGCCCACCACTGAGACGCCGGGCGCATCGATCGAGATGGCCGGGATCGAGTCGCCGTCCAGCGAGCGCGAGAACGCCAGGTGCACGCTCATGCCGTCCTCGGCAAGGACCGACGACAGGAGCACGGGCACCGTGTGCTCGTTCTCGTAGGCGGGCAGAAGCATGAGGTCCGCTTCGGTCGGCACGTAGAAGATCCACGGCTCGTCGAGGTGCACCGACTTCTGCTTCCAGCTCGTGACGAGCAGCCGCAAGCGCTCCCGCTCAGGCTCGGGCAGGATCTCCGAACCGACCAGCGCCATCCAGTAGACGAACGGTGAACCAGGGGCAGCCGCGAAGGTGCCGTCGGCAAGCAGGGCGCCGTCGGCGTAAAGGTCAGGTCGCTGTCGCAGCTGGAAGCCTTCCAAGCCGATCGCTTCCAATGCGTCCCTGACCGCCCACGGCGTGCCGCGCAGACGGCGACGCTCGAGGATGCGCTTCAGCAGCAGGCGCCTGGTGGGCACGTCGGCTGCGTTCCACGCTGCATCGAGCGCACCAAACTGCGCAGCGAGCTCGACCAGCGCAGCAGGGGTCGCGTGGTCGACGACGTAGATCAGCAGCACCGTGATGTCGATCTCCGCGAAGCGATCGACCATCACTTGCTCGAGACGCCCCATGCGCTCGTCCCTCACGCTGGGCGGAAGCAGAAGCTCAGGCATCGCCCACCCCCTGCTTCTCGACCACGTGCGAATCGATCGAGACGGTGACACCCGTGCAATGTGCCCACTCGTGCTCTGCCAGCACCGTGAGAGGCGGGCTGATTACGATCGGTCGATAGACGCCGGGGACCTTCAGCTCCTGGATGATCTGCTCGGGCACCAGGTCCCGACCAAGGCTCGCCTCGCGCGCCTGCCGGTACTTCTCGGCGGCGGCTGTCGCAACCTCGAGGACGCTTGAATCATCGACGTCGGCGAAAAGCACCAGGCTCACCTCGAGCTCCCACGCCACCTCCGTCGCAGCCACGGCGGTGACCGTGTCCGACATGGGGCGCTTGCGGTCGGAACCGACGCCAGCGAGCACCAGGGCCAAGAGCTCAGGGCCTGGCAGGCCACTCGAGCCAAGCACCGCGAGCTGGATCTGGCCGGGCGTGGGCGACAACACCGCGACGTCGCTGACGGCGCCCGACGCGGACAGCGCGTGGAACCTGTACGCCTCCTCCGGGCCTGCCGTGGAGAACGCATCGGGTGCCAGCAGGATCCGCTGGTAGTAGCGAGGTTCGCTCTCTTGTGCAGAGCCGCCCTCAGTAGTGGTGGTGTTCTCTGCCGCCATCTCGAGCGGCAGAGGATCGACGGCGCCATTCACCTGGCCCGCGAGGTAGCCATTGCCATGCGCACCAGCATCGGCGGCCTCCGCGGGCACCGTGCCGCTAACGTCGCCGGCAGGCAGGATGAGATCACGCGTGGTCGCAAAGATGACCTTGCCGTCCCGCGTCTTGCGGCGCGTGCCTGATGGCACGAGCAGATCCGCACCGTGGGCCTCGGGCAGAGTGAACTCCAACGTCGTGCGCGCCTTCTGCGGGAGCAGGCGCGGCACACCGATCAGCTCGCCCAAGTAGTCGAGCACCGGAAAGCGCGAGAAGCGCGGCAGCAACAGCTTCGCCGCCTCCTGAACACCGACCCGCACCAGCGTCTCGCGGTAAGCCAGCACCCTCAGCAGCATCGCCTCGGGCTGCGCAGGGGACAGCGGCTCGCCGCCCAGGGTCTCCCAATGTTCGAAGATCTCCTGCTCGATCACGCGCGGGTCGCGCATGATGAAATCGGGCTCAGGCAGCGACGTCAACGGGCACCTCCGTCGTCTGCTCGTCGGCGGCCTCGAAACGCTTCGGAACCCACGTCACTCGCACTACTGCGCGGCCGACCTCCGTCTCGTGCGGAATGGCCTGGACGCGCCGCACGGTCACCCGCGGTTCGAATCTGCGCAGGCAGTCCTCGACGCTCGCGACGAGGAGCGGCACCGCGCGGGCGAAGGGCAGATCCAAACTGGCGAGCCAGTCCACACCGAGCTCGTGCTGGTGCGGCACCGAGCCCTTCTGCGTGGTGCCCAGCACCCGAATGCTCTGGTGGAGCTCGGCGATGTGCTCGCTGATCTCCTTTTCCGAGCCAATGCGGATCGCCACGGGAGCAACCTACGGCGGCCAGGCCGGCCTCGGCTGGGGTGAACTGTTCAGTCACTGCTGCTCCTGTCCGAACCCATCGCCGGAGGCCAATCGGCCAGCGCCGCGAGAATGGTCGTTTGCAGCCCGACCCCACCGTCCATCGCAATGGGCACCCCACCCTGGATCGCGCTCTTGAGGGCATTGAGCGCAGCGACCACCCGATCCTCGCGTGTCAGCTTGGATGCCCCTGCGCCAACGTGGAACTCTTGCACGTCGGCGGTCAGCCGGTGCTGGGCCCGGTCGTACTGGACGGCACCGTCGTCACCGAAGGTGACCCTGCGCACGTCAGCGGAAGCCCCCGCGGGCTTGTGTTGCTCCGAATAGATCGCGCCCAGCACCACACCCTTGTCACCGTGTTCGTCAAGGACGACGGCGACTATCTCGTCGACCTCCGGCCACGCCTGATCCCGGTTGCCGCCGGGCGCGGCATTGCGCTGCAGCACGGCGAGCCAGGGGCTGGTCAGGTCGTCCTCGTCGAAACGCACACGAGCGCGGCCCCGCTCGTAGTCGAGCTCAGCGACTCGGCCTTCACGGTACATGCGAAACCTCCGCGCTTGTCTGGTAGCCGCTCTGTCGATTGACCGTGTGCACGGTCTTGTCGGGCAGGTACTTGCCACTCAGGCGCCCAGCATCGATCAGGTTCACCGGCATGCCGGCCACCAGCCGCGGCATGCCCTGCACCTTCAGGGTCGCCGTCGCGCGGACTCGGTTCTTGCGGTGCAGAAAGGCCCGAGCCTTGTTCTCGGCCTCGGCCGCTGACTCCACCCTCTCGTGCAAGCGCAGGACGTCGGCAGCGCCCAACGATCCGCCCGGCGTCTGGGCGCCGGATCGAAAGCCGAGCTCGAGGGCGACTGCGTACACCGTGGCATCGACCACCCCGCTCGAGCTCAGGCCCTGGGCCGCCTGGAACGACCGCGTGGCTCGCTGGGTCGCTGGACCGAAGTCTCCATCGACCGCGCCAGCGTAGTGCCCTTGCGTCTGCACGAACCGCTGCCAGTCCCGGACGTCGTCCTTGTGGGGAGTGCCGACGCTGAGCACCACGGAAGGCGCAACGGCTTCGCCGATTGGCTCGGGGAAGGATGTGCCCCGACGGAGCCCATCCGCCGTCACCATTGCCGTGACGGTTTCGCCGAGCGCCGGATCGAAGTAGCTGACGGAGCACGCTGCGTAGGTCTTTTGGGTCGAGCCCTTGAACCCCGAGCCCGGGAGCAGATCCGCCAGTCCGATCGTGAGCACCGCGTCCTGCGCTTCGAGCTCGAGCACGTTGTAGAAGACGAGCTGGTTACCCCGCACTGAGAACGCGTAGCCGAACATCTGCGCCAGCCGGCCCATGAAGGCGAGGTCCGTCTCCCGCGACTGCGTGAGCCGGCGGACCGGGATCTGCTCGACCTCGCCAACGACCGTCAGCCCATGACGTGCGGCCACTTCCTCGACGACGTCGCGCACGGTCACCACCTCGTAGGCCTGCGAGCGCGGCGTTCTCAGTGGCATCGTCCGAGGAACCGACAACCCGCGGATCGTCGCCGTCTTGGCCGAGTGCCCGAGCTCGATCTCGTCGACCTGGAACTGCCCGCACGGCAAGAGCGGCTGGCCGACGTAGCCCACCCAGAGCTCGAGGCGGTCGCCCTCGCTCGGGTACCAGAGCTCGCGCCACCGCCGGTCGCCGTCCTGCAGGTCGATCTGCACCTCGTCAGCTCGACCGGTGAGGTGGTCGGTGTAAGAGATGCTGGTCACGCTGGCGGAGATCTCGTCCGTCACATCGCGGCCCTCGTAGTTGAGGACGAAGCTGGCCCGCTTCACGACGGCACCTTCCACGGCGGCAGACCTTGCGAACCACGCGCAACGGTGCGCGGCACGACTGGCACCGCAAGCCGGATCCCCGCTGGCAGCACGGGCACGATCGGCACCGTCGGATTCGCGGCGATGATCCTCTCGTAGCCGAACGGGTCACCGTAGTGGCGCGCGGCGATCAGATCCCAGCGGTCGCGCTCCTGGGTGATGTAGAGCACGAAGCTCATTCGCTCCTCACGATCTCGGACAAGGGCACCTCCGCCGGGTCGCGGTCTGCATCGATCTCCTCCGGCTCGGTCGGCTCACCAGTCACCGCGCCCTCGACGGCAGTGGGCGGCAGCTCCTCGAGCAAGCCTTCCGGCGACGGCGCCAGGGTGAGCTGCAGCCTGGAAGAGATGATCTCCCCGGTCGGCAGCACCCAAAGCCACTCCTCCTCGAGCGACTGCAGAAGGAACCAACCGATCACGGCACCGTCCGCCATGCGAAGCGCAACGACCTCGCCAGCGTCCCCGAGCTCGCGCAGGGCGGCCGCCTCGTCGCGCGGCACCACACCCATCAGCGCGTGCAGGAAGGCCGAGATCCTGGCGCTCGTGCCGTTGGGTGCGATGTACTGCGACGGCGCAACGCCCAAGATCACGGGCTGCTCGGCGTGCTGCCAAGCATGCGTCAGGCTGACCGCCGAAACGAGCGGCAGCGCGAGCGGCACCTTGCCAAGCCAGTAGAGCGCCAGCTGCTCGCTCACGTCAGCTCCGACCTCTGGCTGAGTGCCTGCTGGCGCTTGACCAGCTCCACGATCAGGCCCTGGTTGTTGCGCAGCATCCGCTCAAACTCCGCGACCGTCTGCGGCGTCGCGTTGCCCTGCACGGTCACCGAGAAGTAGACGTCGCCGCCGCCTTGCTGCGCCGACGGAGCTGGCGTGATGACGGGAGCAAAGGCGGGCATCGCAGCGGGCAGCGCTGCTGCACCCGCCACGCCGCCACCAGGCCCGGCAAAGGCGAGCGGCAGCGAAGCGGCGGCCATGGCCGCAGCCGCGGTCACGGCCATCGTGAGAGGCGCAGGCTTGATCCCGGCAGCAATCGTCTCGATCAGCCGAATCTTGTGGATGTCCTTCAGCGGACCTTCCTTGGCCGGGCTGAAGGGCAGCAGAGCGCGCACGCTCGCCGCGACGCTGCGCATCAGCTCGACCGGCTTGTGCGCCATGCGCTTCATGCCCTCCCAAAGCGAGCTGAGGATGTTGGAGCCAGCGTCGATCAGGCTGAAGCCGAAGAGGTATTGCGTGATCGCGTCGAACGCGCGCACGACCCAGGTGATCGGGTTCATCATCTGCAGCACGCGCAGAATGCCCATCACGAACCCGTCGTTGAACGCGGCTCGGATGCTTGCCCAGAGCCCGAGGAAGAATCCCGAGATGGGCTCCCAGTAGAAGTAGATCAGGGCGATGGCGGCGACGATGGCCAAGACGATCCACGTGATGGGGTTGGCCAGCAGCGCCGCAGCGAACTTGAGAGCACCCCACGTGAGCTTCGCCAGGAACGGCGTTGCCGTCATCGCCAGCCACTTGAAGGCACCGCCGATGAACATGATGGCCTTCCACGTGTGGCCGCCGAAGATCATCATCGATCCGGTGACCATCAGGATCGGCGCCAGCACTGCCATGATGCTGGCTGCGACGGTGAGCAGGATCAGCACCGTCTTCACGAGGTCCGGGTGCGCTTTCGCAAAGCCGCCCAGCGTGGCGATGATGTTCATCAGCGCTGGCTGCACGTCCTTGATCACCGGCCCCAAGTGGTCGCCGAGGGTGACCTTCAGCTCGGTCCACGCGTTGTTCAGGATGTCGAGCCCAGACTTGCTCGTGCCCTCCTTGATCGCGGCCATAGTGGCCGCAACGCCCTCGCTCCCGTCGCGCACGGCTGCGAGGTTGTTCGCCAGCTTGTCAGTGTCGTTGAGCATGAGCGCCAGACCCATCCAGCCGTCTGCGCCGAACGCGTCCTGAAACTTCTGCTTGTTCTTGTCCGTCATCGCGCCGAGCGGTCCGAACTTCTTCTCGATGCCCTGCACCGTCTTCATGAAGTCGATCCCACCATCGGACGTCTTGACGATCTCGAACTTGAGGTCCTTGCTCGCCCGCCCCATCATGCGCATCGTCGCCGCGAAGCTGGTGCCCGCTTGCGATCCAGCGATGCCCGCGGTGTTGAGGAAGCCGATGATCGTGCTCGTGTCCTCGATCGCCATGCCGGCCTGCAGCGCCGCCGGCACGGCGTATTTCATCCCCTCGTTGAGCTGGTTCAGATCCTTGATCTGGAAGACGGCCTGCGTCTGCGCCATCACGTCGGCCAAGTGCGTCATCTCGACGCGCAGGTCCTTCGTAGTGTCGCCCATGTTGTTGTAGAGCGTCGCCAGGAGCTGCGCGGCAACGGAAGCCTCGCCGTTGGTGCCCCTCGCCAAGATCATCGCCTGTCGCGTGCCCTCGATCGATGCCTGCTGGTTGAGGCCCGCGGAGAGCATCGCGTAAGACGAATCCAGAAAGCTCGTCGCGCTGTCGCGGTGGGCACGTGCCCATTCGAACGACGCGTCGCGCACGCCCTGCAGCGCGGCGGACTTGTCGGCGACGGCCCCGATCACCGTCTCCACGTTGGCCATCGCCTCCTCGACGTCCTGCGACGGGGAAACCAAGCCACCCATCAGGGACCGGATCTGATCCGCTCCCTGCTGCATGTAGTAGCCCTGCTGCTGCGCCTTCTCGCCCCACTTGATCGAGGCGTCGGCGACCGCACGTGTGCCCTTCAGCGCCGTGTTCACGGACTGGATGACCTTCGTCGCACGGTCGACAGCGCGAAGGACGACGGCAATCTCAAAGACGTTCACTTGCGCCGCATCGCTTCCTTCTGGGCGTCAGCCTTTCGCTGGTGGTAGTCGGCGAACCGCTCGTACTCGCCAAGCAGCTCTTCCTCTGTCATCTCCACGATCTCACTGCGCCGAAGGTGCTGCTCGGCCATCAGCACGGTCAGGTGCTCGGCAGTGAGGATTTTCCCCCGCTCTGCACCTCGCCCATCAGCCTGAAGACGTCGGTGTCGGACAGCAGGTCCTCCACATCCTCGAGCGTCAGATCCTTCCACTTGGGCGCGACGGGCTCTTGCCCTTCTGCCGGCGGTGGCGGCGCTTCGGCTATCTTCGTCTTCAGCGCGACCAGCGCCAGGATCATGCGCACCTGTGGGTCGCGCTGCGGATTGATCAGCTGAGTTGCTCTGAGCACATCTTTGCCCGTGCCCCGGCGGATCCTCGCCAAGAGCCCAGACGGCAAGGTGAGGAACTTGGTCCCGTCCTTGTCGACCTGGACGCCCCCTTCCAGCGCGTCCTCCAGTGCCTGCTTGTCAGCTGCGTCTTGTTGCATGTGTCCCCTCTCAGCCTCCGATGTTTGCTCGCATCGCTGCCAGGCGGTCGACGCCGCCAACGCGATAGATGTTGTTCAGCACGTCGATGCAGTATTGCTCCACGCCGCCGATGCTCACCTGCACCAACGTGCACGCGATCTCATCGTCGAACTCGCCGGACTCTTGCGGCTTGAAGGTTGCACCGCCCGCCTTCTTCCAGCGACCCATCAGGAGGGCCACCAGCGGAACTTCCGCAATGCGGCCCAGCTGATTGTGAGTCTCGACGTTCGCACGCACTTGGAAGCGGCGGGCGGTGAACGGATCGGCGCTGGCTGCCAGCACGTCGGGGTAGAAGCCGTTCCACTTGGCCGTCAGCACGAGCGGACCGAGCCCGCCTGGCAACTCGAGCGTGCCGAACATACCGACGCCCTTGTGCTCCTGCATCGCTGGCGCGATGTCAGGCAGCTTCATCTCGGAGAACTTGCCGAGCAGGCTGTTCGTGCCGTCGAGGTAGCAGTTGGCGTGAAAGACCTTGCTGACTTGCATTGCGGTGCCTTGGTTAGAGAGTGGCTTTCAGGGACGGGCGGAACGGTTCACGCTGCTGCTGGCAGCAGCGACCGCAAGAGCGACGTATCGACGACGCTTTCGAAGGTGATGCCCTCGAGCGGCGGCGAGCCGACGAACACGAGCGTGAAGGTCAGCTTGCCCAGCGCGATCTGATCGGCAGGGTTCTTGGCCGCCTGGAATTCGACGCGAGAACCAGCCGGGACCGCGCCGCGTCCGATCAGCACGCCCATGTAGTTGTTCGCCGCCTGGAGGATGTCCTCGATCAGCGGCGACGTGATGGGCAGATCGATCGCAGGCAGCATCGCGAGCTCGAGGCTTTCGTGGATCTGGTCCGCGATGCGCCGCTGCGTGATGAAGCTCTTCACGCCGGGCGTGGCAGGGAAGGCCGAGCTCCGGTTGCCCCAGACGCGATAGCCCGTGCCGAAGGCGTTGAACACCGTCGTGATGCCCACCTCGTTCAAGAGCGAGACGTCGCACGTCTTGTCGTTGAGCGCGGCGGTGATCGGGTACTCCAGCCCGGCGATGACGCGGCTCTGCTTGTTGCTCGGGCTGACCCAGAAGCCCATGGTGCTGTCCGTGAAGGCGAGCACACCAGCGTAGATGCTCGAGAGCGCCGCAAGGCCCAGCTCGCCCGTGGTGCGGTCGAGCGCCTTGACGTGTGGCACGCAGAGCACGCAGCGGTCGTCGCTCACGTTGAAGTTGATCGTGCCGGCTGGGCCGCGACCCTCGATCGCTTCCTCGACGGTGGTCCCCACGGGAGCGTCGACGGCCACGATCGCACGCAGGCGATCCCAAGCAGCCAGCGCCCGAAGCGCGTTGACCACCGTGAGCTGCGTAGAGTACGCGGGCGCAAGCAGGATCTTCGGGTGAAAGCCGCGCTTGGTGAAGCTGTTCCGAAGGGCCTGTGCACCAGTGCGCTCGCCCGCTTCGTTCACAGTGCCGATCACATCGACAGCAACCACGGCCGACGGGTCGCCGAACACGTAGGTGACGTTCGCCTCCTCGTCTCCGTCGAGCGCTCCGCCCGGCAGGACGGTGATGACGCCTTCGGCCATGTCGACGGAGTAGTCCGTGCCCGCGACGAGGGCTGCGCCGGCGCCACCAGCGACCTTGACCACCACCGAGATCAGACCCTTGTCGGCCAGCACGATCTCGCCGTCCTCGATCGCGAGGTCGGCCGCCGCGAAGTCGTCCGTGTGCTCCGCCGGATCGAACACGTTCACGACCACAACCCACTTCGCGCCCTCTTGGCGCAGGCGCTCCAGCTCGGCGGGGATCGTGTAGCCGGGCAGCACGGGACCGAACCGGCGCACGTCGTCCACGTCGGACAGACAAAGCACGTCCTCGTTCACGGTGCGCTGCTCGGCTGCGACCAGGTGCACCGGCGCAGTGCCGATCAGGCCGACCACGGACGACTTCACGCCCTGGACGACCACGCCAGCCTGATTGACTTCGATGGTCTCGACCCCGTGGAGGAAAGTAGTCACGATCCTGCTCCTTCATCGGCCCCAGTCGGGGCGTCGTTGCTGTTTCCGTTCCCGCCCTCGCTCGAGGTGGTGGTGACCTTCGGCGCCTTGGGCGCCCTGCTCCGGCTGGCCCGCCGCGTCGGTGCTGCCTGCTGCTGAGGGGCCTCGCCTGCGACCTCGGCCAGGAGCCCGCGCGCGACCAGGCGCTCGACGTAGGGGTTCTCACTCGGCAGCGTCACGCGCTTGCCGGGGTGCAGCATCACCTGCCGCGCGTCCTTGCCGCTGAAGGTCACGCCGCTCGGCGGTCCGGAGTAGAGGTACGTCTTGTCCAAGGTGCTTTCCTTTCAGGCGCCGGGATCCGTCCCGACGGATGTGTCTCCGCTCACTTCGTCCTCGAGCAGAGCGAACTTCAGCGGCGGCGCTGGGCCACCAAAGGGACCGGGGTCAGGCTCGCTCACCGGCACGATCGGGAGCTGCACACCCAGCACGACGTCGTAGCGCCAGATCCCGTTCTCGGTGCCGCCGAAGCCATCGCTCACCCAGAAGATGGGGCTGCCGCGGTCCAGTCGCTTTGCGAGGACGCACTGCTCGATCATGTCGACGAGCTCGAGGGAGCCCTTCGGGCCGTTGAGCTTGCGCGTCAGCAGCGTGAGATCGAAGTGCGCGACCCCATCCTGCACGCCGCCAGGGTTCGGCTGACTCGCCTTCGGGATGCCATGGTAGCCGACCCACACGGCAGCGGCCGGGTGCTTGAAGAGCTCGTAGCTCGGCTTGTCCGGCATGCGCTCGACCGCTGCCCGATTGGCCTCCGTGATCGGAGCGAGCAGGGCGATGAGGCTCGCCACCATCTCCTCGCGCCAGCTCATGGGCGCACCTCGAGATGGTCACGCAGGGTCTGCAGGATCGTCTGCTCATCCTGGGCATTGATCCCCAAGTAGGGACGCGCGGGGATCGTCACTTTGCGCCCGGGTCCTGCTTGCCCGCCGAGCTGATGAATGCGGGCGTAGATCCGATTCGCGCCCACACGGAGCTCGGCGCCGTTGACGGCCGACCCGATCGAGTCGAACAGGTGCATGCGGTCGCGCAAGATCTCGTTGCCGGTGCCACGGCGCCGGAACTGTCCCTTGCGGTTGCGGGTGCCCTTTCCTGCCCGAGCGCTGGCGCCACCGCGAAGCGCAGTGGTCACGGGTGAGTGCTCCTCCCACTTGTTGCCATCCGGACCTCGCTCGTCGAGGAATCGCTGCTGCGTGCTCGCCTCGAGCGCGCTGCCGATCGAGCGCAGCGCCGGACCCACGTCGCCCGTGCGCAGCGCAATGCGGCGCAGGAGGCGCTCGGCCCCCTCGATCTTCTGCGCCTCGACGTTGACCTGCACGGTCATTCGGGCGCCACCAGCTTTCCGAACTCCGTCATCGACCCTTCGTCGAACAGGGCCTCCGGCTGCTCAGCGTCCGCAATGACGCCCCGATCGCCTGCCCCATTCGCTAGGGCGTCGAGGTACTTGACCGAAGACTCGTAACGCTTGGCATAGGACTCGAATTCCGTGCCGGGCCGACCGCCCACCAGGCGGTACATGGCGAGGTGAAACTGGTGAGCCTGGAGCACGTGCGTGGGCGGCGGGCTGGCGAGCTGATACGTGTAGCCCTCCACCTCCGACCACGCGTCCTCGAGCGCGCGCCGGCACACCACATCATCGACGACTGCGCCGTTCTGATGATCGGTGAGCTGGGCGAGCACCCCTTCGGGCGCGCGGTCTTTGAAGGCGGTGAGGGTGAGCATGTGGGCTCAGCGGCGCGGGCGTTGCGATGCTTTCTTGGACGACTTCTTTGAGGGGCGGGCTGGCTGGCTGCGACGGGGAGGCGTCACTGCCGCCGGAGGCGGAGGCGGAGCAACGGCCTCGCCTTGCTCGGTCGCCGCGAACGGGGGGGACGTTGCTTCGGGAGCAACGGCGCCTTCGGTCCGCGGCGGGTGCCGGCGACCTTCCTGCGCGGGACCGCGCCGGGGCCGTGGAGCTCGAGGCGGCCGCTCCTCGTCATCCGGGGCCGACCACGCCTTGAGCTCGGCGGCCTCGGGCAGGCGCACCGAGCCCTTGGCCAGCTTCGCCTGGGCTGACTCCTTGGTCAGCCCAAGCTGGGCCCCGGGCTGGCGCAGCTTTCCGCGCCAGCGAATCGGAGAGACGGCGATGACCTTCATGATCAGGCCGCTTCGCCGACGACGTTCTCGAGGAAGTAGCCGCCGTAGGGGGCGACGATGAGGGGCTTGACCGACTCGCCCACGCGGACGATCTCGCCGCCGCGCAGGCCGACGTTCTTGTCCGGGATCGAGCCGCTGACGATCTGGCCGTACTGAGCGGTGAGCCCGAACGTCACGCCGCCCTGCGTGCTGGCGGTGCGGTCGCGGTGGATGATCGCGATGTGAGGGCCCCACACCTCGGCCATGACGGCCGCTTCGCCCGGCTTGGCGGTGTTGAGCCAGCCCTCACCGACGAGCACCTCTTGCAAGCCGAACAGGCTCGCCACCTGCGCCTGCGTGGCGAGGCCCGAGTCGCCGCTGTTGCCCTGCACCGCCTTGACGACGCCCGGCAGCTTGCGGAACACCGACCACGCCTTGCGCCCGAACACCGCGATATTGCCGCGGAGCAGCATCGCCGTGATCGCATCGTCGATGAGTGCCAGCGGGTTGCCCGCGTAGTCCTCGTGATCCAGGCGCTCCTCGCCCTCGAGCTCCTCCTTCTGCGCCGTGGGGTACTGGGCCGCCGCGAACACGAGCGACGCCACCTTGAGCTCATGGCGCAATTGGATGATCGACGTCGCCAACCCCGTCGCGCCTTCTCGCGCGCCCTTGCGCTTCAGGTCGTATGCCGAAAGCGGGATGTCGATCGCCTCGTCCTCGGTGGAGGCCGTAGCGTCTTCCATTTGCAGCTCGAGGCGATTGACCTTGCCGCGTGGCCCCACCGCCGTCTGGGGCAGCGTCACTGCTTGGTGGATGTCCTTGGCCTTGCTGTAGCTGAACAGCGTTTCCGAGAGCGACGCGTCGCGCGGCAGAACGCTGTCCGCGATGAGCACCTTGTCGGGGTTCTTGTACGCAACGGCGATCGCCGTCAGATGGGGGTCGACTGGGAAGTCACCGTTGGGATCGTTGGCCATGGGTTCTCTCGGTTCGCTTTCAGGACTTGGGGGAAACGTTGTTGTGTGTTGCGCGGGCTGGATTCGAACCAGCGACCTCCGGGGAATGAACCCGTTGAGCTACCGCTGCTCCACCGCGCGGCAGTGGGCTACTCGCCCGGCTCACCTTGCGGGCCCGGCATGCCAGGTCCGCCCTTGAGGATTGATCCGATGGTGCCGAGCACGCCCGACTCCCACGCGATCCCGTGGACCTCGTCGCCGGCAGTCGCGAGAACCCCGCGCCCGCTGGCGTCAGAGGTCAGTCGCTGGCCTCGCGTGACGTTGCCGCCGTACTCGCACGGGAAGATGCCGATCACGCCCACGTCGTCACGGTCACCCGCGGAGCGCTTGCGACGACTGATTGCGGCCGGCAAGTCTGCCGCGCTCGTCGCGAGAGCCATCTCACCGTCGGCGGAAGCGAACTTCAGGAGGCGGTTGGCCTCTACGTTCGTGGTGATCTTGGCGGTCTGTTCCAGTACGGGAAAGAGCTGACTCATAGTTGGTTTGCCTCTCGAAGTTCCGTGGCCGCTTGGGCCGTGCTGATGAACCGACCGTCCTTCTCGGCGGTCTGCTGATGGGTACGGATGCGTGCGGCGCGTTCGTCGACGCTCAGGCGTCCGGGCGATTCGGCGAAGTCGGTGGGCGCGAGCTCGGCGAACTCCACTTCCTTGGGCGCAATGCCGAGGATGGCTTCCTTGAAGAAGTCGATCGTGGTGCGCTCGTCGCCCTCACCAAACGAGATCACGCTCTCGTCGGTCACGCCGTCGAGGCGGTGCAGGAACGCCACGAACTGCTCCCTCGAGCACGGCAGCGGGCGACCGGTGCGGACGAGCGCTTCGGCAAAGGACAGGTGCCCTGCCTCGCGCCGCTGGAACTCCTCGAGCGCCAGCTTGGCCTCGCGCTCCTGGAGCTTCCGCTCGCGCTCCGTCAGATCAGCCTCGCGCCGCGTGACCGCTTCGCTCTGCGGCGGGTCTGCGGCAGCTTCCGCGGGCGCCTCGGTGGCGGCCGCTGGTGGTGCGGCAGCTTCAGGAGCGGCCACTGCAGGGGCGCTGGCTTCGCCTTCGGCGACGCCGGCCACACCAGGCGCATCCGTCTGAGCACTGCTGTCAGCAGTCTCAGCAAACGCCGCCACGGGTTCTTTGAGTGCCTCTTGCAGTTCATCGATCCACCAGGACGGCAGCGCCTTGTCGGCCTTCTCTTGGCCGAACTCCGCGATCAGGAAGTCGCGAAGCCCACGCAGCGCACGCGCGAGCGCGCGCATGTTCGTGTAGTCGGAGAACTCGATCGTCACCGCCTCAGCCTCGTCGGCTTCATCGGCGAAGCAGGCCACGTCCCTCAGCCCCTTCATCGCCGGAGGGACAGCGCCGAGGAATCCGACGTGGCGCAGGTGATAGGCCCCGGGCTTTGGGTTGCCGGGCGCATCGGGGGCGTAGAAAGAGCTCGAGCGCTTCTTGAGCTTCCCGCTCGTCACGGCTTCGGCGAAGTCGGCGTCTACCTGATCGCACTCCGCGAGCAGGCGCTGCTGTTCCGCGTCGAACGTGAGGCCCTTGACCCAACCGTAGGCGGGCGCGTTCAGCTTCGGGTGCCCCACCACTAGCGGGGCCTCGTGCACCTTCGGGTCGTAGCTGTCAGCAACGGCTTGGAGGTGAGCAGCCGTCAGCTCGTAGTCCCTGCCATTCATTGCGCGGTGCCGGCCGGGGCGAGCGATCTCGATGAGCTCGGGCATGTGTGCTGACCGAATCGCACGCCATAACGGTCGAGGCTGGCCGGAACTGTTCCTCTGCTACCATTGGCCCATGCGTGAGCGGATGATGGCGGGTTTGTTGGGGCTGATTCTTGTGGTCGGGTGCAGTGCGCCCAAGGTCGACGAGCGGTGGACCTTGCAGCAAACCGCCAAGGCGGGCGAGCTCGAGCCGTGGCCGTTCACCGTCGACGAGGTCACCCTCGAGTGCGGCGGCGTCGACAAGGCCCCGCTGCGCGAGGGCCCTGCTCTATTCTCTGTCGTGACGGCGGCGGGGCGGACCTACGTCCTCAACGCAGGGGCGGACGCGATGGCCAAGACGATGGGCTGGTTCCCCAAGGTCGAGACGATCTGGAAGCTTGACCCTGCCGTGCCCGGCGCGCGGGTGGACATCCTGCCGGCGAAGCTCCGCGCCTTGACCCCTTGCGAGCAGGCCGTCCACCAGCTCACGGGCAAGCGGACGGAGCATGGTCGGGCGGTCGGCCCCCGAGCAGACTGACTGACGCCGTCAGCGGCCCCGCCAGCGGCCGACTCGGGCTCCTGGGCATAGGCACCCGCCGGACCTATCCGATAGGCCCTCTACGGGCGACGTCGACGGATTGCCAGCACCCCCGCCGATCCGGCATGGCTGGCGACCGCAACTCGCGCGAGCTCCTCCCAGTTGTCCGGTGGCACGTTCCCAGGGGCGACGGCCTCGAGCACCCCCGCCATCACTGCCGCAAACTCTTCGTTTGTCAGCACGCCGGAGTAGGCAGCCGAGAGCCCGACCGCTACCTCCCTCTGTATTGCTCCCAGGCGGTCCGCGGTGAGCGACGCCCCAGCGAGGACGGCGGCTCGGGCGCCGTTGCCCGCCGCCGCATCGCTGAGCCGCCGAAGTGCAGGCGAAGGCCGCTCGGGCCCCTTGCCCGTGATGAGCCAGTCGAGGCTGTACCCGGACGCCTGCGCCAGCCTGGCGAGGACATCCGAGGGCGGCCGACTGTGGCCTGAGAGGTACTTCCGAAACTGCCGATCCCCCACGGCGGCAACTTCGGCTGCTTTTTCCTGAGTCCCGATGGCCTGAGCCACGCGCACGAGGCGCTCGGCCCAGTCGGGACGCTTTTTCTTTGGAGGTGGGGCCACAAATAACTTGCCAATAGGAACCGAGGGGGCCTATTCGATAGGTCTCTAGATGACCTTGGTCAGACATGACGGTAGCCGAAGGCGGCGGGGACTGCACCCTGAACAAATTAAAGCGATGGTGAGAATGCGCGGGCTCACGCTGGTCGGCCTCGGCCGACAGCATGGCTACAGCGACTCCGCCATGAAGCAGGCGCTTCGCGACTGCTGTGGGCCGTGCGAGCGAATCATCGCGGCTGCCATCGGCCTACCGCCCGAGCAGATCTGGCCCGATCGCTACAGGCAAAAGCGGCCGCGTCGTCGCGGAGGGCCGCGCTCGTGATGCCATCGACAACCGAGCTCGAGGGGCGTGCCCTGGGTGGGCAGCTCGCCGAGACGTGGCAGGCCGCACGGCCGGCCGCACAAGCCCGAGCACTCACACGAACCCGCGCCCTCTTGCGAGTGCAGGAGCTCCGCGCGCAGGGCTCACTCTGGGAGGCTGCCTACAGGCAAGCGGCGGCCGACTACGGGGTCTCTCGCGCTGCGCTCTGCCGCTGGCAGCGGCGAGTGAACGGTGCCGAGCAGGCGGACTGGCCGGCGCTCTTGCTGTCGAATCACACGGGCCGCGAGCACCTGCGCCTGAACGTCCACGATGCTGCGTGGGATTCGTTTCTCGCCGACTACCTGCGCCCGAGTCGTCCGGGCTTCGCTGCTTGCTTTCGGCGCCTTGTCGAGCGAGCGAAGCGCGAAGGGTGGGGCCAGCTCCCGAACCTGAAGACACTGCAACGTCGCGTGCGACGCGAGGTGCCGGCCAGCACCGTGCTCCTCCGACGCGAGGGTGAGCGCGCACTCGAGCAGTGCCTGCCCGCGCAGCGGCGCGACAAGTCCGCGCTGCGCGCGCTCGAGCACGTCAACGCGGACGGCCATCGCCTCGACGTGTTCGTGCGTTGGCCGTGTCACCCGGGGCACAAGCCGCGCATCGGTCGCCCGATCCTCGTCGCCTGGCAGGACATCTACTCCGGGAAGATCCTGAGCTGGCGCCTCGACGAGACGGAAAACTCCGATTCGGTCCGCCTCGCCTTTGCGGAGATGCTCCGCGTCTACGGGATCCCGCTCGCCGCCACCGTCGACAACGGCCACGCCTTCGCATCGAAACGCATGACCGGCGGCGTGCTCGGCCGCCATCGCTTCAAGTTCCAAGCCGAGGAGCCCGAGGGCATCTACAAAGCCTTCGGCGTCGACGTGCGCTTCGCCCTGCCGTACCACGGGCAGAGCAAACCGATCGAGCGTGCGTTTCGCGACTTGTGCGAGGACATCGCTCGATCGCCAGCGTGCGCGGGTGCGTACACAGGCAACGCGCCGCACGCGAAGCCGGCCGACTACGGATCGCGCGCTGTCGACTACGAGCACTTCGTTGCCATCGTCGACGCCGGGATCCGCGAGCACAACGCGCGCTCGGGACGACGGAGCCCAGTCGCTGCGGGGCGGAGCTTCGATCAGGTGTTCGACGAGAGCATGGCGGACGAGCTCACGATCGTGCGCCGAGCGACGGAGGCACAGATCCGCTGGCTGCTCCTGCCCATCGAAGGCGTGAAGGTCAGCAAGGACGAGGCCGTGCTCACGTTGCTCGGCAATCGGTTCTGGCACCCTGAGCTCCTGCAGCGCCGCGGGCGCAGGCTCAACGTGCGCTTCGATCCCTACGACCTGCGCGCAGGCGTGTGGGTGTTCGACGGCGGCACCGATCCGATCTGCTTCGCGGAGTGTATTGCCGCCGTAGGCTTCACGGACACGGACGCCGCGCGCCGCGACATGCGCCAGCGCCGCGCGCTGGTGAAGGCCGAGAAGGAAGCGGCCGCCGCCTTCGGCACCGTGCCCGTACACCAGCTCGCGCACCCTGCTCGCACCAAGCAGAGCACCACGCGCGTGGTGCGTGCAGAGTTTGGCCGCCGCACGCCGGAGGCCGTCGTCGCTGAGTCCGAGAAGCGCCAGCAGCAAGCCGCTTCAGAGGATCTGCTGCTCGTACTGGGCAGCGCAGCGAAGCAAGAGCTCGACCGCTCCCGTGGAGGGGCGGCCTGAAAGAAGGTGAGGCCGGGCGCTTGTAACACCCGGCCTCGCGTCAAACACGGAAGGAATGACCAGACATGAGTAACACGAACGAAAGCAAAGTGACCAACCCGCTGTCCGGCGACGTGCTGCGCCGCGCGGTGACGCGAGCGATGGCGCACCTGGGGATCAGCCGCGCCCGCCTCGCGGAACTGCTGGCCTACGCGCGACCGACGATCAGCGGCTACTTGAACGATCGCTACGACGGCGACGCCGAAAAAGTCGAAGCCGCCCTCAACGCTTGGCTGGCGAGCATCGACCCCAAGGCATGGTCCACCGACCACGGCGACTTCGTCGAGACACCGAGCGCCGAGAAGATCCTGAGCGTGCTGTCCTACACGCAAGTGCAGCAGGACATGTCGCTCATCTACGGCGGCCCCGGCGTCGGTAAGACGACGGCGATCCGCCAGTACATGACCGCGTACCCGGAGCGCTGCTGGCTCGCCACCATGACGCCGAGCTCGGCCGGGCTCGTGAGCGCGCTCGAGTGCGTGGCCGTGGCGCTGGGCCTCGGCACGCCGAACGGTGGCGCGCGGCGGATCTCCAACGTGATCCGCGAGCATATCGCGGACGGCGGCGGCATGATCATCATCGACGAGGCGCAGCACCTCTCGATGGCGGCCGTCGAGGAGCTGCGCTCGATCCACGATTCGACTGGGTGCGGGCTCGCGCTCGTCGGAAACGAGACGAGCTATGCGCGGCTGACGGGCGGTGCACGTTCGGCCCACTACGCGCAGATCTTCTCGCGCATCGGGGCCCGCCTCTCGATCGGTCGCCCTTCCGAGCTCGACGTCAAAGCCATCTGCGACGAGTGGAAGGTGACCGACGCGAAGGCGCGGGACTTCCTCCGCAAGCTCGCGATGCAGCCGGGCGCGCTGCGCTCGGTCGTCAAGGCGCTGCGTATTCTCAAGCGCAGCAACTCCGCCGTGAACGTCGACTCCCTGCGCCAGGCGTGCGGGATCTTGGGAGCGGAGGTCTGAGCCATGTCGGACAAGACAACCGAACAGCTCATTGCCGAGGCACAGGCTGCGCTCGCTGCGCAGTCGCCCGATGACGTGCAGGCCTTCGTGGCGATCCTCGTCGGTGAGGCGTTTCACACGAACGTGCACATGCTGCGCCCCCCCCAAGCGGCGCTCGACGGTCGCAAGATCACCTGCTGCGAAACGGCAGCGATGGCTCGCGAGTTCCTTGCGGGCAAGCGCTCTCTCTCGCCGTTCGACGTCGTCGCGCTCTGCGCCCTTGTGATCAGCGCACACCCGCAACATGGCCCCGGACAGAAGGCGGTGCGCCATGACGCGTGACAGGCGCAAGCTGCCTCCGCGGACGCTGCCGAGGGAAGCCCATGTGCGCCCCCCGGCCATGCCGCCGAAGCTGCAGCTCATCCCGGCGGACGAGCTGCCGAGCCTGACGGACCTCCGCGCGGTGCACCAGGAGATCGACTTCCTGCTCACGTGCGGACTCGATCGCGACGAGCTCGCGCGCGAGGACGCCCCGATCCCGTTTGCTCTCACCGAGAAGGCGGTGCGCCATGGCTGACCTCACGATGCGAGTGGACGCCAAGGGGCGCCACGTGCCGGAGCATCTGATCAAGCCCGTCGACTTGGCGCGCGACGATCTGGTGCGGCGGCTGGTCGCTCAGGCGCTCGACCAGCGTGAGACGCTTCGCCAGTTCAAGGCGTTTGCCGAAGGCGAGCTCGATGCCTTCCTTTCGCTGTCGGCCGAGCAGTACGAAGTCCAGCTCGGCGGCGCCAAGGGCAACGTCAGCCTACTCAGCTACGACGGCCTGCTGAAGATCACGCGGCAGATCCAAGATCGAATCAGCTTCGATGAACGGCTGCAGGCCGCCAAGAAGCTCATCGACGAGTGCGTGCTCGAGTGGGCCAAGGGCAGCGCGGGTGAGATCCAGATCCTCGTGCAGCACGCCTTCCAGGTCGACAAGGAGGGGCAGATCAACGCCGAGCGCGTGCTCTCGCTTCGCCGCCTCGAGATCGCTGACGAGCGCTGGCAGCGAGCCATGCGTGCCTTGACCGACTCGATCCAAGTCGACTCGACCAAGGCCTACCTGCGCTTTTACGAGCGCGCACACACGGAAGCCCCTTGGCAACCGATCTCGCTCGACCTTGCTGCACTGGAGGCGCCATGAATGCACTCCACACGGACAGCGATGGGCACGCGCTCTGCGTGCCCGCGCTCGAGCGGGAGAACGCTCCCGAGTCGATGAGCATGCTCAAGGCGGTGGCGGCGCAGCTCGAACGCCTTGGCGGCGAGATGCTGGTTGCTCTCGACGACGGCGACCAGGAAGCGGCGCAGGCGGCATGGGATTCTGTGCGCGCACTGGTCGCCGAGTTCGGAGGTGAGCGATGATCGAGCACCCTCCGACGTTGGACAAGGACCAGCTCGAGGTGCTTTCGGCGGGCCATCGTGCCGCCGCCTTGCACCAGCTGGTTCACGGCGGCGACGCCTACAATCGCGAGCTCGCGGCCGCGTGCCGTAAGCTCGCAACCAGCATCGAGCTCGACCAGAACGGCGAGCGAGCTGGGCACTGGGTCACGGAGGACGTAACCGCGGTGCTCCTGCTTGCACTCGGCAGGCTCGATCGTGAGGCGCTTCGCCGCCACACGCGCGCGCTGAACAAGCAGCTCGCCCCCGTCGTTCAGGCGCTCGCGCCGAAGGGAGGCGACCATGGCTAACCTCACGTGGACCGAACGCATGACGCTGCAACGCATCGGACGGGAAGGCGGCGTCGTCGCCTATTCGACCGAGGAGATCGCCGTGCTCGAGGCGCTCAAGGCCAAGGGGTTCGTCCGCCAGCCTTGGGAGTGTTGGTACCTGACCGACAAGGCCAGGCTGCTCCTCGCTCGGGAGCACACGCGCGAGATCTTGAGGGGCGTTGGGGCGTTCTTCAGGGGCGTCCGGAAAGGGTTGGTGCGCCGATGAACCTCCCCGTCGTGATGCCCAAGACGCGCGGGGAGTGCGCAGGCATTCCGCGCCCGTGTCCCTTCACCCAGTGCCGCTACCACTTGCAGCGGCAAACGCCGTGCGTGCTCGACGTCGCCGATCGCGGTGGCCAAGGGCAGCGCGCAGTCGCCAAGCTGCTCCGGCTGTCGCACGCACGCGTGCAACAGATCGAAGTCGTGGCGCTCCGCAAGATCGCGGCCTCGATGCAGGAGGACGTCTAGCCATGGGCGCTGCTCTGCATCGCGGGAACAGCACTCAGGCGGTGAGGACTCCCCAGGAGTTCCTCGTCGCCGTGCAGCGTCGCTTCGGCAATCTCACGTTCGATCTGGCGGCGACGCCATCGAACGCGGTGGCGGCGAAGTTCTACACCAAGCGGCAGAACGCCTTGCGCGCTTCCCTGCGCTGGCCGGTCCGCGGGATCAACTGGCTCAACCCGCCCTTCGATACGATCGGTCCCTGGGTCGCGAAGGCGTACAGCGAGAGCTCCCTCTTTGGAGCGCGCACGCTGGTGCTCCTCCCGTGTAGCCCTGGCACCGCCTGGTACCGTGACTTCGTTGAGTTCAAGTGCGCGGTGTTCCCGATTGGAAACCCGCGTCTCGTGTTCGTCGGGCACGAGCACGGCTTCCCGAAGGACCTGATGCTGCTCGCCTACGGCTTCGGCCTGGTCGGCTGGCAGCCGCAATGGGCATGGGCCCAGGAGGCAGCATGACCATCGACGTCGATGCATGGGAGAGGGCCCAGCGGCAGCGCCTCCTGCTCAACCTGGAGAACACCAGCGCACGGTTGAAGGAGCTGCTCGTCCAGCTCGCGCTGCACGTGCGCGACCCGGTGGTGCTTCGTACGCTGCTCGAGGAGTTTGAGGATTCAGAGGGTGAGATCGACCCCGACCTCACGCTGCTCGATCCATTCTACGAGCTGCTCGAGGTCAGCTGGGACGAGGCGACGCATCACGAGCTTGTAACCGCTGCGCTCGGCACGTTCGGGGAGGATGGTCCGTGACGATCAACGTAACCGCCTGGGCCGACGAGCAGCGGCTCGTGTTCGCCGTCGATCTCGGTGCGGCCAAGCGCATCATGCGGGAGCTGCTGCGTGAGCTGCACACACTGCCGGACCCGGCTCAGCTGCGCAGCTTGCTCGAGCGATTCGAAGCGGCCGAGGGCAGCGTCGCGAAAGACTTGGGCCTGCTCGAGCCCTTCTATCGGCAGTTCCCTGCTGAGTACGGATGGCGCGACGCAACCGACCAGGAGCTGGCGATGGCGGCCCGCGCGGTGTTTGGGGGCAGCAAGTGAACCGCCGGGGCCTGCTCGCCATGGTGCACTGCGCGCGGAAGGACCTCGCGCTCGACGAGGACACCTATCGCGCCGTGCTCGAGCAGGTCGGCGGCAAGTCGAGCGCGCGGGATCTTTCGGACGCCGACCTCGGGCGCGTCGTCGAGAGGTTCCGCGCGCAAGGCTGGGCACCGAAGCAGGCCAAGCCCTTTAGCAAGAAGCCAGCGGCACGGATGGCTTGGGCCCTCTGGTCGCAGCTAGGCAAGCGCGGCGAGCTCCAGGTGCCTGACCGCTCCGGCATGCGGGCCTTCTGCAAGAACCTGGTCGGCGTCGAGGAGCCCGACTGGATGACGCCCGAGCAGCTGAGCCGAGTCATCGAAAACCTCAAGTCGTGGGAGCGGCGCACGCGGAAGTGAGCGACCTGCACCTGCCGGATGGGCTCGAGCCCATCGCCAAGGTGATCGGCACCGAGGCGACCCTGCGCCTGGCGGACAGGTGTGGGGGCTCGCAGCTCTACGTCCCCAGGGACGCGCGCAAGACGCACCCCTGGGCGCAGGCGCTGGATGAGGAGCTCTGGAAGAAGTTCTGCGCGGCGTTCGGGGGTCAGCGAATCGACCTACCCCGAGGCACGTTCATCACGCTCAAGAAGGTGGCGATCCTCGAGCTCGCAGCGCAAGGGCTGGGCACTCGGCAGATCGCGCAGCGCGTTCGCTGCACCGAACGATACGTGAAGCGGGTCCGTGCGATGGCAAACGAGGCCGAGCGCTCTCCGGGCAAACGTCCGAAGCGCCGCCGTCGTCGCCGCGGTCCGTCGGGCGAGCAGCTCGATTTGTTCTGAGGGAACTGTTCCCACCAGTCCGCCTGGTGCGCGGAGGGCACAGTCGTTTCCGTGCACAGTGTTCTGCTCGACCGCGCGAGCCTAGCGGCCGTTTCCTTCATGGTCTTGGCCAGCGGCGCCAGCGGTGCCAGCGCCGACCCGAACATCCCGTGGACGGTCTTTACGTTCATCTTCACGAGCGTCATCGGCCTCTACACGTGGCTGAGCAGGCGCCACGCGGCGACGAGCTCTGACCTGTCGGACGTCGAGAAGTCGGTGGCCGTCATCAGCGAGCGCATCCTTCACTTGCCAACGCAGCCCCAGGTCGCCGCGCTCGATGCGTCCGTTCGCGAGCTGAGCGCCGAGATCCATGGCCTCAACAAGCGGCTCGAGGCCGCCGGCCAGAGGCTGAACCGGGTAGAGGACTACCTGGAAAGGAAGTTCCCGTGAGCTTCCTCGAGCACATCGAGTCGGATCGCCGCCTGGTCATCCTGATCTCGCTGACGGGCATGCCTGGCTACGAAGCGAACGAGCACGTGCTGCACGCGTACCTGGACGACTACGGGCACAACGGAACGCGCGAGCAGCTGCGCCAGGACATCGCCTACTTGGAGAAGTACGGCCTCGTGAAAGCGCAGGTGATCGGGGGCAAGGTCACCGTCGCGACGCTCACCGAGAAGGGCGACGACGTCGCCAAGGGACGCACCACTTGCCCCGGCGTGAAGCGGCCGGCGCCCGGAGGATGACGTGGCACGGCGCGGGCACTCCACTATCACGCGGCTGCCGCAAGAGCTGCGCAGTCAGCTCGATCGCCTGCTGACACAGGGCAAGTTCACGCTCGTCGAGATCACGGACCACATGCGCCAGCTGGGCGCCGATGTGAGCAAGAGCGCGGTGCACCGCTATTCTCAGCACCACGAGAAGATCGCGTCGGACATCCGCCTCACGCGGGAGATGGCCAACGCCATCGGCAGGGAGCTCGAGGACGTAACCGGCGACTCCGGGCGGCTAGTCATCGAAAGCATGCAGGCGATCCTGCTGCGCGCGCGGATGCAGATTGCATCGGGCGAGGAGATCGACCCCAAGCAGCTCGGTGAGCTCGCGCGCGCAGCCAAGGACCTGCAGCACGCTCTCAAGCTCAACGTGGACACCGAGATCAAGATCCGCGAGCGCGTGGTCAAGGAAGCGGCTGACGTCGTCGAGAAGGCGGCGACAGCTGAGGGGCTGTCCGCGGCCACCGTTACGGCCATCAAGGAAAAAGTGTTGGGGATTGGACGCTCATGACGACGCCCTCGCTTTCGATGCCTGACTACCGCGCGCTGGCGGAGCGCTTTCTCCTGCTCGCCGTCAACGGTGAAGCCGGACGCACCGAGCAGGATCCGGTCTATCGGGCCATCACCGAGGGGCGCGACTTCGGAGCCGGCTACTCCTCCTGTGGAGACCTATGCCACTGGCTCCTGTTCCGGCTTGGCGTGCGGGAAGCGTGGCTCAACCGTGCCGAGCACAACGGCTGGAGGCAGGGCAAAAACATTGGGCGCCTGATGTGGTCCTCGCACGTGGCGCGTGCTCCGCGCCAGGATGAGCTCTACGAGGCCGGGGACATCCTTGCGGTGTGGAACCAGCCCGAGGGCAACGACGCCCACGTGCTGGTCGCCTTGCGCGACTACCAGGGGTGTATCGAGTCGGCCGACTACGGTCAGCCGGGCGGCGCGATCCGCCGACGGACGCGCAAGGGCGGGATGCTGGGTGACCGGAAGCTGCAGCGCATGCTGCCGCTGCAGGCCGTGCTCGAGCTGGCTGCACGAGCTGGGCGGCTGGTGGAGCCCGATGATCCTGCAACGTGGCTGCGTACCGTCGAGGGAGCAGGGAACGTCGCGTGAACGCGCCCGCTGCCCTGGACCTGCCTGGGCTGCTCCTGCCGTATCAGCAGGAGCTGCTGCGGGCGACGGCGAGCTCGCAGGTCACCCTCTGCGAGAAGAGCCGGCGCATCGGTATGACTTGGGGCACAGCTGCCGACGCCGTGCTGACCGCTGGCGCTGAGCGATCTGAGGGCGGACAGAACGTGCTCTACATGGGCTACGAGCGCGAGATGACGCGCGAGTTCATCGACACCTGCGCCTTCTGGGCCAAGTCCCTCTTGGACGCCATCGTCGAGATCGGCGAGTTCCTGTTCAAGGATCAGGACGAGAAGGGAGTCGACCGAGACATCCAGGCGTTTCGGATCGAGTTTGCTTCGGGCTTCAAGATCGTTGCCCTCTGCTCGCGGCCGCGCGCGCTCCGCGGAAAGCAGGGCTTCGTAATCCTGGACGAGGCGGCCTTCCACGATGACCTCGAGGAGGTCATCAAAGCTGCGCTCGCTCTGCTGATCTGGGGCGGTAAGCTGCTCATCATCTCCACGCACGACGGCGCAGAGAACGCCTTCAACCGCCTCGTGCTCGACATTCGCGCCGGCAAGCTCCCCTATCACCTGCTCCGCGTGACGTTCGACGACGCGATCGAGCAGGGGCTCTACAAGCGGATCTGCCTCACGCAGGGCAAGACTTGGACGGCCGACGGTGAGCGAGCCTGGGCCGCTCAAGTCCGGGCGCAGTTCCCCGGCGACTCGGCCAGCGAGGAGCTCGACTGCGTGCCCCGCAACTCTGGCGGCAAGTACCTGTCGCGCGTGCTGCTGGAAGCGCGTGGGGAGGAAGTGCCGATCCTGCAGTGGTCGATGGCGAACGGCTTCGTCGACCAGTCCGACGAGCAACGTCAGGCGGAGTGCAAGGAATGGTGCGAGGAACACCTGGCGCCCGTGCTCTCCAAGCTCAAGGGCGCGGGCAAGGCGTTCATCGGTCAGGACTTCGCGCGCAACGGCGACCTTTCGGTGATCTGGGTTTACTTGCTCGAGCAGAACCTTCGGCGTCGCTGCGCCCTGCTCGTCGAGCTCCGCAATATCCCCTTCCGCGAGCAGGAGCAGGTGCTCGGCTTCGTTGGCGACGGGCTGACGCTCGGCGGTGCGGCGCTCGACGCGCGGGGCAACGGGCAGTACCTGGCCGAGCGCGCGCGGCAGAAGTGGGGCGCGGCACTCGTGCGCGAGGTGATGCTGAGCGGCCCTTGGTACGCGGAGCACTGGCCCCGCTACAAGGCCGCGCTCGAGGACGACAAGGCGACGATCCCGGCCAGCGCCGACGTCGTCGACGACTTCCGCACCGTCGAGGTCGTCCGCGGCGTGCCCATCATCGTCGAGCGAACCGGCTCAGGGGCGAACAAGAGGCACGGCGACGCCGCGATCGGTGGGCTGCTCGCCTACTTCGCGAGCGAGGAGATCGAGGTGGGCGACGTCGAAACGTTCGGCGGGACAGAGCAAGCCGGCGCCTTGCAGGCGTTCGGAGGCAAAGAGTTCGACCAACGCTATCCAGGAGACATGTACGCATGAAGAATTGGGAACGGTTCACGAGCCGCAAGTTTCTCGTTGCTCTCGCCACCGTGGTCGCCATCGCCTTCCCTGGCCTCGGGCTGGACGAGGAAGCGCTGGTCGCCTTGGTGGCCGGTGTCTACATCCTCGCCCAGGGCCTCGTCGACGCGAAGAAGCCAGAGCCGAAGCAGGGATGAGGCGCTTCGCTCTCCTCCTGCTGGTGCTCTGCGCCTTCGCCTGCCGCCCCGGCACGCAGGCGCACGATCCGGAAGTTGCGCACGCCATGGCCTACGGCGCGGCGGCGACCACCTTGACGCTCCTCGACAGCGCTGAGGCCGACTTCCTTCGCCGACTCACCGAACCCACGGAGGAGGAGCTCGAGGCAGCGCGGGTGCGCGTCGGTCGGCTCCGGACCTTGCGGGACATGCTGAGCACAATCGACGGCAGCGACCTGCAACGTGAGAGAACGCAGCTGGTTCTTGCCGTCGAGCTGCTCCGCTTGGCGGTCGATGAAGGTGAACGCGCACACGGGCTATCGAAGGAAGTGCACGACGCGATGATCGCCCTCGAGCGACTGACGGGGGTGCCGCCGTGAGCGCCCTGGACCCGCTGCTCGTCAGGCTGATCGAAGTCCTCGCGCCCTGGGTGCTGCAGATCGTGCAGTACGTCCGGGGCGGCAGCGTCAAACCGAGGTTCTACGACCAGCTGCCGAGCGAGCTGAGGAGCGAGATCGAGCTGGCACGTGCAGAGGAACGCGCTCGCAAGCGCAAGGGCAAGTGATGGCAGGACAAGAGGAGATCCAGAAGCTGCCGGTCAACGTCGAGGTCGCCGCCCTCACGGCGGAGGACTTCGGCGCGAAGTTCGTCGACCAGCTGCGCGTGCCGGGCGATGGCATCTTGGCCAGTCGCGGCGGCGGCGACGTCGGGATCTACCGCGAGCTACTCACCGATTGGCAGGTCTACTCCACGTTTCAGCAGCGACGCACGGCGGTGGTCAGCCGCGAGTGGGATGTGGAGCCGGGCGCCGACGACGGGCTCAGCGTGAAGGCCGCCGATCACCTCAAAGAGAACCTGCGCGAGCTCGACTTCGATCGGGTGTGCCGTAAGGGCCTCATGGCGATCTTCGAAGGCTTCAGCCCGAGCGAGATGATGTACGCGCCCGACGGTACGTTCATCTGGGTCCAGGACATTAAGGTGCGCGCTGCTCGGCGCTTCCGCTTCGATCGCGACAACGCACTGCGCCTGGTGAAGCGGACCGAGCCACAGGGGCAAGTGATGCCCCCAAACAAGTTCTGGCTCTTCCAAGCTGGTGCTGATGACGATGATGACCCCTATGGCCTTGGCCTTGGCCACTACTGCTACTGGCCGGTGTGGCTGAAGCGCAACGGTCTGAGGCATTGGGCTCTCCTGATCGAGCTGCTCTCCCGAGGGCGCTTGCTTGGAAAGGTGCCCGCAGGGACGAAGCCGGAGCAAACGCAGCTCGTCAAGAACGCGCTTGGGCTGCTCACCGGAGGCGGCAGCGCCGTCGTCTCCGACAACGTAGCAATCGAGGTCCTGCGCGCCTTCGCCGAATCTCACGGCGAGTTCCAGAGCTTCGTCGCGTACCTGGACTCGGCCATCAGCAAGATCGTGCTGAGCCAGACGATGACGACGGACAACGGTTCCTCGCGGAGCCAGAGCGAGACGCACGCCGACGTGAAGCTGGAGGTCATCAAGACGGACGCCGACCTCCAGTGCGAGAGCTTCAATCGCGGGCCCGCGCGCTGGCTCACTGCCTGGAACTTCCCGGGCGCAGCGACTCCCCGCGTCTGGCGCAAGGTCGTCCGAGAGACGGACAGCAAACTGCAGGCCGAACGCGACAAGGTGATTCACGAGATCGGGTGGGAGCCGACCGATGAGTACATTCGCGAGCAGTACGGCCCAGGCTTCCAGCGCAAGGCCAAGCCGAGCGCCCAGCAACCGCCGCCCGGATCCGCGGACTTTGCCGAGGGTGATCTGCCCAGTACCCGCGACGTGGTGCGCTCCGCGACCGCCGACTGGCGGCCGCTTGTGCAACCGATCGAACAGGAGCTGGACGAGCAGATCCGCGACGCGAGCAGCCTCGAAGATCTGCGCGGGCGCCTGAACCTCTCGGAGGACCCAGCGCGCACCGATGGCTTCGCCCGCCTGATGTTCGCCAGCAACTTGGCCGGCCGCGCCGACATGGATCTGGATGACGATTGAACCCTTTGGCCTGCAGCCAGAGGCGGCGCTGGCCTGGTTCCGAGCGAAGGGCATGCGCGTGTCCTTCGATTGGCGCGACGTCTGGCGCGAGGAGCACGCGCAGGCGTTCACCGTCGCCAAGGCGATGAGCCAGGACATCCTCAACGACATTCGCTCCGCCGTCGACGAAGCGATCGCGGAGGGCACCACGCTCGCGCAGTTTCAGAAGCAGCTGCGCCCAATCCTGCAAGCGAAGGGATGGTGGGGCGAGCAAGAGATGACCGACCCGGAAACTGGCGAGACGAAGCTGGTGCAGCTCGGCAGCGCTCGGCGTCTGGCCATCATTTACGACACGAACCTGCGCACGTCGCACGCGGCGGGCAAGTGGCAACGCATCGAGGAGACGAAGCGCTCGCGACCGTGGCTGCGCTACATCGCGCGTCCGAACGGACCGAACCGCCGCCAGGAGCACCAGGTCTTTGCCGACAAGGTGTTCGCGGTCGACGATCCGATCTGGTCCGTCATCTTCCCGCCGAACGGTTGGGGCTGCGCTTGTGCAGTGCAGCAACTCTCCGAAGCGGAAGTTGGCCGTCTCGGCCTCGCACCCAGCCCACCGCTCGAACTCGAGTATGAGCGCTACGTCAACCGTCGCACGGGCGAGGTGACGAGGGTTCCACGGGGTATCGATCCAGGGTTCGACTACAACCCGGGGCAGACGCGGCGGAGCGTCGAACCGAAGCCGCTGCCACCTCCAAAGGCTGCGACTCCAAAGGCTCCTCGCAAGCCGCGAGCGAAGCCCAAGGCTGCTGCCACCGCGACGCGGAAGACGACTGGTTTTGCTCGCGTTGCCGACGAGGAGACCTTTGCCCAAGACGTGCTGGACAGCCTGCAGAGCAACGGCAAGGGACTCCGCGAGCTCATCCGCAACAAGATGGGCGAAGTGGGAATCGACTTCGTTCGTCCGAACGTGGGCACGTACTCCCAAGCTACGGGACCCGGCCATGCCTGGGCCCACGTTTCGGACGTAGATCCCAAGTACGGGCGCGTGGGCATGCTCAACTCGTTCAAGGTGCTCTTCGATACCTCGATGGCAGAGGCCGCCCGCGGTCACGCGAGGCTCGGGCATTCCCTGCAGCTGAAAACGATGGTGCACGAGGAAGTGCACATGGCAAAGAAGGCACGCGGCTACTACGGGTCCGATATCTGGATCGAGGAAGTGACGACGGAGCTCGCGGCGCAGCGCATCTGTCACGAGGCGTTTGGGTTTGCGAAACCGGAGACCGTTGAAGTCAACGGCCGGAAGTGGCTGACGCTGCCAACGGGGTATCAGGACGCGATCCTCGAGACGATCGCTGACGTTGCCAGGGTCACCGGCATGACCGAACAGGAGTCCCTCGAGCGCATCACCGACGCCGCCCTGGAGATGTGCCTGCCGGGGGACAACCAGCGCTCTTATTTACAGGCCTTCTTTCAAGGACTTCGGGTGACCGACGAGCACAAGAAGGAACTGCGGGCTATTCTCTCCAAGAAGGGCAAGCCATGAGCTGGTGGGATGACGTCGACAACGCGGCCGCACGCAAGAGCGCGGAAGGTGGCACCATCACCGTGCCCGAGGTCGTAGACCTGCTGCGCGCATCGTCGGTCGAGAGCATCACGCAGCGCGACTGCCACTACCTCGCGGTGATGACATCCCAGGGGGACATCATCGTCGACGAGCTCACGCGGGCCGGGATCTCGGTGGGCGCGCCGATCGGCGAAGGCGCAGTCTAAAAAAAGCCCACCGTGCCCTGAGCACCCCTTGCCGCGCGCGTTACTGTGCCGGCATGTCCTACACGGATCCGGTCCAGTACTCCGTCGAGCTCCGCAACAACCGCCTGCAGGCTGACGAGGACACCATCGGTGCGTCGCCGGTCATGCAGATCTTCCACGGCGCCGCGAAGCCAGCGACCGCCGCGACGGCCGACGCCGGAACCGTCGCCGCGACCTTGCCACTGCCGTCCGACTGGCAGGACGACCCAGACGCTGGTGCAGCGGACAAGCTGGGCGCTTGGGAAGACTCCTCGGCCGATGACACGGGCCTCGCGCGCTACTGGCGCATCAAGGAAGCGGGACCCGGCGATTGCCACATGCAGGGCTTCTGCTCTCAGCCCTGGGAGCAGTCGACCGTCTACGCGCTGAACCAGCAGGTGAGCAATGCGAACGGCGTCTACATCTGCACGACTGCCGGCATGAGCTCGGGCAGTGGCACCGGCCCTTCGGGTACCGGTTCTGGCATCTCGGACGGCTCGGCCGTCTGGACCTACCTGGGCGCCGCCTCTCTGGTGCTCCAGAACGTCTCGTTGGCAGCAGGGCAGCCCGTCGAGGTGCTCTCCTTTACGCGTACGGTCGGCGGCGCCTGAAGGCAGGCGCCCCCATGGCCCAGATCCTCGTCCGTGCCGGCAACGGTCAGATCGCCTGCCTCGCCCCGGATCATCACGTCTGGGGATCGCGGGAGCGATGGCCTTCCTTCGTTGTGCTCGTAGTGCCGGATGACGTTGCCGACGTGCTGGTGGCCTCAATCGATCCAGAGGCGCGCAACTACGTCGACCTCGAGGTGCTGAGCGACGAGGAGCTAGCTCTGCTCTCTGTGGAGGACCGGATCGCCGTCGAGACGGTGGCCATCTCGTCCACGCCGGTCACACCCAAACGTCTCGAGCTCGCGACTGGGCCGGAGCGCGAGAACGAGCGTTCACTCTTCCAAGCCTTCGTCACCGCCGAGAACGACCGCGCGCACGCTCAGGTTATGCCGGACAACCTGCGAAAGGCAGGGCGCCACAAGCAGGCGTTGGCATTGGAGGCTGCATCAGTCGAAGCCCTGGCGATCTTGAGGTCGGAGGAGCGGCGAGCGCTGCGGGCCCTTGACCAAGAGAGTGCCCGCGTGAAGGCAGGGGCAAGCACCATCGTGGCAAACCTGCGCGACCAAGTGCGCGCCGTGCGG